AAACAATCTTATAAATTTGATAAAAAATAATACCTGCGCTAGCTCCAACAACACCGTTTAATGGATTTGTTAAAAATTCCATAATATTAATACCAAAAAATTCCATTTTTCTTACTCCTCAATTAATTCGATATGTGGAAGGTCTTCAAAATTATTCCAAAAACCTCCCCAATCAATTCTTATATCCAATTCCCTTGACGCTTTTAAAAATGCAAAAGCAACTTCTAGCATATATATTCGCTCATACGTCACCTTATCCTTATATGCAAAAAAATCTAATGCTTTTCCGTATTGATGTTTACTTTTTTTAATCGTGCCGTCGCACTGGCTTTTATCTTTTAAAAAAAGTTGATATTGCATATCTTCATCACGCAGACCTCCAGTATTCGGAATACCAAAATCAACTCTAGTATATTTTAACGCTAAATGAGCTAGTTTAACTAATCTATCATCTACACCTTCCATGTTTTTCAATGAATTTTTACTAAAATTAAAATTACTATGCACTAGTTATTGCCTCCCAACTACCTGTATAAACGTTTAATTTATTTGTAGTTGTATTATATATAACAATTCCTAAAGATGGGCTTGATATAGCGTTTCTTTGTGTAGTTGTCATATTCGGAAATCTAATACCTTTAGTAGTTGACTGTACATCTAATATAGCTGTTGATACTGGTGAATTAGTGCCGATCCCAACGTTAGAAGACGAGGCATTAACCCGCATAATTTCAGTTGGTGTTACAACTGCGTCTTTTGTTCTAGCTGAAGCTGAATTCCCTGAAAAAATAATGTCACCCGCAGAACTCCCAAAAGCAACCATCTCTATTGTAGCTATACCAATTGTACCCGTGTACGATGCTAAAATTTGCCCTGCTGTTTTATCCCCTTTAACGCCAGCCCCTAAAAACAGACTTCCGCTACCATATTCTGACCAAACAGTAGTATAGTGGTTCGTACCGGTTGGACCTCCCCAACAAATACCATACCCACCAGATGCATTGCCTAAATCAAGACGATCTTGTGGCGATGTCGAACTAACTCCAAAATTCCCCGAGCTATCAAATACAGCTTTTTGAGACCCACCCAGAGATATACCTAAGCTATCTGTACCTGCTCTATAAATACCTGTATTTGTATCACTAGAAAATGATAAACCAGGCGCACTTGCTGATCCGTCATCACATAGATGCTTTCCATCGGTAGTTAACCAAGATATCCAGTCTGAATCAGCTGTATTTCTAAACTTAAATAATGAGTTTGAAGTATCTGCCCATATCATATAAGGTGAAGTAGTTGACGGGGCAGAGGACCCGGAATTACTAGACAATATAGCGCTAAAAACATTATTTAGGTCAGTTCTTGTGTTAGGAAATGTTTGGTTTGCAATGTTATAATCGTGTTGAGTCATTACTGAATGCCTTTCTTAGATAAAAAATTATTAAATTTATTATTTATATTATTAAACTTTATTTTATCTGAATCAAATTTTTCATTATCATTTAATATATTATTTAATTCATTAATAATAATATTTATATCATTATAATTATAGTTTGATATCTCATTTTTTAGTATAGACAATATTTGTTGTTTAGCATTATCACTAATAGACTTATGATCTCTAATAAAAGCCGATATTCCATTATTATTTATTTTTTTGTCTATATCTTTTAAAAACTTCATCTCTTTATGGATGTTATCCATTAATTGCCCTTTTTTAAGCTTCCACAACAAGAAGCTTTCATCAAATTCAACGGATACTTCAGGAATTGTTGGTAATTCTGTATCTAAATTATTATTGTCTATAATGTATTTCATAAATAACCCTTTCTTTAATAGCCTTTAGCAAACCAACTGACATTTTTAGCAGAATAACCAGCCCCACGTTCTACACCAATATCAAAGCTTGTTTTAGTTATGTTTTCAATCACGAGATAATCACTAGCAGTAGTTCCATCTAATATGGTACCACCAACTGAGGGTATCGCCTGGAATGTTTTATTAAAATTAACAGTTGTCAAACCAGAACCAGAAGTTGTCAAATCGCCAGTATCTACGACATCCGGCATATCGACAGTTACACTTAAATTGCTGATCAAAATATTAAAATTGCTCTTTTCTGATTCGCAAACTATTTTAAATTTAAATGCTCTGGCATTATAATCACCAGTAAAGAATTTCCTATAACTAGACCAAGTTGGACTACCGCTTGGGTCATCATCTGTTGTTGATATATATGGTGTTACTTTTATGGGGTCATTATCATCACCATCAAATTTACCACTAGCATCATCAAACAAACCTTGATAATCGTCAAAGTAATTACCCGGTTCATCAATAGTAAATTTTATTGATAAATAAATTCTTGATGTAGACATTACACCCGTATCAATATAATCACTAAATTCATATTCACCGCTAGTTACAAAACCTGACCCACCACCGCCATCAAAACTGCCAACTGCGTCATCAAAATTACCAGATAAGCTATCAAATAAAGACACACTATCAAAAGATAAATTAGAGCTGCTTACGTTCATATCTGTTTTTGTTCCTGTAAAAGTTGGGTTTTCTGTTAAAGTTTCAACGACATTCATTTTAATAAGAGTAGGGCTATTTGTTACAATAGTTGTTGCACTATCAGATACATTCCCCTGGCTATCTCTAGCCTTTATTAAATATGTTCCGCTCAACAAAGGTGCTATTGCATGAGTATCTTTCCCACTAATTTCAGGTATCAATAAATTTGAGTTAGACCATGTCGCCCCAGTTGTCAAAGGAGAATGTTTTAATATGATAGAACCACCGAAACGAACATCAATATCACTAACTAAATCCCAACTTAAATACGCATTGTTATTTACTGCGTTTAATGAAAAATTAGAGATATTAGAAGGCACTGCATTTAATCCATAAATTTCTTGTGCTTTCTCAACAAAATTACTATATGAATTTGTTTCTGATATCGCCTTAACTCGAAATAAATAAGTTTCCGCCTTTATATCATTAATTTCAAATGAGTTAGATTGTGTTCTACCTAATATTATGAATTCAGGTTCATTAATTTGCTTATACTCTAATTGATATGATCTTGTAAATGCGCTTGGTGATGGGGCAAAACTAATAATCGCCCTTGTCTTTACGCTCGCCCCATTATTTGTAACATAATTCTCCTCTGTTATCTGTAAGTTTGAAGGTGGCCAAACTTTTTGCTTATCAGGTAATTGTAAGTTTGATCCGATGTCAGGGATTGAGTAATCATCTGAATTAAAATCATATAATGTACTTGGCTCATATTTTAATGTTATATTAAATAGTCCACTTTCAATTCTTTCTACATTAATAACTCTGTAAGGCCTACTTGAATAACTAAATCTTGGTAAATCAACATAAACCATATCATTTGGGGTTATCTCTATTGCCATCATTTTGCAAGTGATATTAATAACCTCATTTGATCTATTTAAGTTTAAAAATATAGCAGCGAGACGTTGAGCCCTTTCTATATTTGTCTGTGATTGCAAATCAATTTCTTTTACTATCTCAAAATTATTATCATTACTTTTATAAGTCTCATTTACAAAAGTAGGTATATTTGTCGGCGAGTAATCATTCTCAGCATTTAAATATATGCCTGTAATACTATTAAATTTCTCATCTATATTTTGGCTAGTATTTAAATTAACAGAATCAACAACCCAGCTCTCATCTATTGTTATAGTCGGTGTGCTGTAAGCCCCTGCCATTATTCTATATTTACCATCAACATAAATTAACGAACCCAGCATACTAAATAGTATTTTATTAATATTATCAATAATTGGGTCTTCTGTTGATAATAATAAATCACACGTATATCTTTTTTGTGTGCCGTCTGTTACATTTACTAACTCATCACATATATTAGCCGATGCAATAACATAATCATCATCAATATCTGACTCTGATATATGATTTCCTGCACCATATCCAGATATTAAATAATCACGTAAAATTAAAGCTGGATTTCTAGTATAAACAGTAGTAGAAGTTCTTGGATCGTAGCATTTTTTACCCTCAACAACACAATTTATATTCGGTATATTCGAAAAACTTTCTGGGTGATATCTTAATCTCACATATATAAAAGATATGCCATTCATAAAACTATCTATATTACCGAATTCGCTATCAGCTATAACTCTAGTTCGAACAGGTAATGGGGTATTATCCGTTGCTTCATATCTGTAATATTCTTCAAATCCTGCTTTAGCTAATAAATTAAGCTCAACTTGATCTTCTGAATTTAATGTATTAAATTGTGGGTTTAACCCTTTTTTTATTAAGAAAAATACATTTGATGTTATATCTATTTTTTTATTTGTAGTTATTTTTCTATTTATATCAGTACTAAATATATAACCACCCAACGATGCTCTTGTACCTGCCCGATTTCTGAATTCTGGTGTAAATTGAAGCGTTCCAACTCCATCACTATTTGAATTTAAGGATGCTGTAAGCGTAAACTCTTGAAGTATAGTATATGAATTCCCAGTACG